ATAAATACAACCTGTTGCATCACAAATATCATAGAAAGAACCTCCGTTACCAGTACCAGCAAAAGAAGTTGGTGTTACCCCACCGTATTGAACAATACCTTTACCATATTGTTGAGTTACAACACGGAATAATAATGGTTTTGGTGAACCTGATTCATCCTCAAACACATTGGCACCACAAGCACCGGTTTCGATACCATTTATCGCATCAACTGCGAAAATTTTTAAATCAGCCAAGAAAGTTTCAGTATCCATTTCATGCCCATCAGGCCCGATTAATTTACCAGCTCCAAGGTTAGCATTAAATCCACATAATTTTAAAATTAATTTTCTAACATTTTTATTGTCCAAGCTAATGTCAGTTGTTTCTATATTAACTAACGAACCGTTGCTCCATACAGATAATGAAGGGGCTAGTTCTTTTAATTCCCAACGACCTTTTGAATAGTCAAATAACCCTGGAGGGTCAAGAGCCGCTTCATTTCCTTCATAATACAAATCATAAAGATTTTTCTTGAATGCTCCCGCTCCTGTGTAACCTTCTGAAGGGTTTTGAGGTGAGTTATAATTACCCGGAGAACCAATTGGTGCGTAATGGTCACCTGATTGAGTGTCGTTTCCACCGTCATAACCTTGAATCTTAGGTACGAAGTAGAATAATTTACCGATTGGTAAATTCATAGCTTGTACAGAAACTAAGTCATTCGCTAATAATTTAGAGAATACACGTCTAACGATAGGGAATACAACTGTTTCAAACGCTCCGTTTGAACCTTCACCTGTAGCTTCGCCTTCAAGGAATCCTAATTTATCCCATTTGTTAATTGTATCTTCTTTGATAACTTTAAGGTGTTTTAAACCGATGTTACCAACAAGACCTGATTCTAATAATGCTCCCATTTTTGTTTTTTTTTATTTTTATTTATTTATTTTTTATTTTAACCTTTTTATTTTGCTGGTTTTGCAATTTTTTTTAATTTAATTAATACGCTACTAAAATACTTGTTCCGTCAATAAAATTAATTACTCTAGTTTTAATACTTTCTGTGTCATTTAATTTTGGATAAGTAGTCTCTTCACTAACATTATCAACCAAAAATGTATTTACATAAGGTTCGTATTTGGTTTCTTTAATATAATTAACACCATCAACCAAAACTAATTCTGCGGTTCTTTTATAATCTTTATTAAGATTTAAATCTTTCATAATAAGTTTTATAAGGTCTTCTTGTATATTGGTATCTTCTAAATAAAAAACTTTTTTACCTAAAAAACCTTTAGATGTGTTACTCAAAGTAACCTTTAAGTACGAATCTGCATTTATATATAAACGCTCAATTAATTTAATATTTGGGAAAGAAACGAATAGTTTACCTTTTAATTCATAATCAACCGCTAATTTAGGTGCGATGCCTGTTACATTCTCTTCTTTGTTAATTGTTGCGTATTGAGTCCCTATTTCTTTTAAATAATTGTACGTATTTATTGATTCGGCCATTTCCGTGTTTTTTTGTTATTTATTTATTTATTTTATTTTTGCCATTAAGTCTTTCATTCTCAAAAACTGAGGATTCTCATATGTTTTTGATTCGATTAAATTAACAGACGAACCTGTAGCTTGTGATTTTTCAATAACTCTCTCAACTGACTCGTTAACATTAGATTTACCTTTAGATGTTGTTACTGATAACTCATCTTTAATGGTCTGATATAAATTTTTAGATTCTTTAATAGTTTCAACACCATCAAATCTTCTTAAAATATTAATCTTCTCTTGTTTTGATGTTGAATGTTCTGTAAACAATCTTGTCGCGTAAGCTAAGTTTGAATTGAAAACCGCAACCTCGTTAAGTTTATTTCTGAAAACATTAAGTGCTTTTCTGTACTCTTCGTTCTTTTCTCTAAGTAACTCAACTTCTTTGAAATCAAAGTTTTCTTTGATAGCAGTGTTTGCTTTTGAATGTGCTTTTGGTTTTGGTAAACCACCTTTTCTAAAGTTAGAACCATTTCCTAAAGTACGAGCCGCCTCTTTTGTTTCCATTTTTTTCGCTCCTTTTTTAACAGGTTTCATTTTGCCGTCCATGTTTTCACCTTCTTTGTATTCAAATTTTGCTTTACCAGTACCAACTGATTTAGGACCTTGTTTCATTTTTTCTTTAAATCCTCCAGCCATGTTAGGTTTTGCATTATATTTGAATTTTGGTGAACCCATTCCAACGCCTTTTGCTTTTATTTTCATTTTTTTGGACTCCATAAGAGATTCATCTTCCTCAAAGAATTCTTCCTCTTCTTCCTCGTCTTCAGAACCGAAATCGATTTCGTACATGATTTCATCTTCTTCCTCTTCTTCAAAATCGGCATCTCCCATAAGGTCAGATTCCTCATCCATTTCTAATTCATAAAGATTTTCATCATCTCCGAATATATCAGAAGAAATATCTTCCATCTCATCGGCAGAAATTTGTTCGTCCATTTCCATTTCCATGTCTTCTTCTTCGTCCATTTCCATTTCCATGTCTTCTTCTTCGTCCATTTCTTCAACCCCTTCACCAACAATCATATATTCTTTGTCAGCATCTTTAATGTTAATATTACCTGATTCATCCTTTGTTACAACGATATTATCATCAGGACCCATTAATTTAAAAACACGAAGAACTTCTTCATCTGATTTGTTAGTTAAATCGATTGCATCTTCTTCGTCTTCCATGTCTTCTTCTTCCTCTTCTTCATCTTCATCTTCCATGTCGTCACCTTCGGTGTCACCCATGTCCATTGTTGCGATGTCTCCAGCTCCTAATTCAGAGTCTTCCATGTCAACGTTTTCTTCATCTTCAACCTCTTCTTCTTCTTGTTCAGAAAGAGATTCTTTTACCAATTCTTTGATTTCTTCCTTCATTGTTGAAGCAAGTATTCCTTTTGCGTTTTCAGCTACCGCCTCTTCAAGATTTTTCATCTGAATGATAGCTTCTTCTACGATTGATTTTTCTTTTGCCATTACTTTTTGTTTGGTTTTATTTGTATATAAATCGCTTCTTTTTTAAACTCCAAATCTTTAAGTTTTCTTATGTTAACTTTAAATAAATCTTTAACATAATCTTTTTTGGTTTGTTTATTTTTAGATTGTTTTCTTTTTTTGTATTGAGTATTAAACTCGATATTTGTTAATAAATACGGTTCGTAAAATGCTACAGAAGTTGTTGATTTAGCAACTATATATGATTTATTATTGGCAAACAATATATATTTTTGAGTGTTAAAGTTTATGAAAAATATAATATCCACATTTTTTTCGGAATATTTGGAAGGGTTATAATATGTTTTTAATTGGAAATAAGTTTCGGCGTTTTCCTCATCTATATAGCTTTTAATTTCCTCAAAAGGTTTTACTTGGATATGAAATATGTTACCTCCAACCTCAACAGATAAATCCATACCTTTTAAAGTATCTCTTAAATCTCCAGAACAAAATCTTTTCACTATCGCTCTATCGCCAAAATATTTTTTTAATACATCGATTGCGAATATTTCATTTCTATTACCGGATTCAATTGTAACCCTATTAAGTTCAACTAATTCATCAGTGTAATCACCATTAAATAGTTCTTTTTTATTATTCTCAATAAAATCTATTAAACTACTTGATGTTAATTCTTGACCAGGATTTTTTTCTAAAAAAATTTGTTTTATTCTGTCTCTGACTTTTGTGTTTGTGTCAAATCTATTTAATATTGACCATTCGTCTTCTCCCGCTAAATGTGGGTAAGCTCTAATAACTCCTTCTCCGGTTTCACAGTTATTATCAGGATTTTGAATTGACCCCCAAAATCCTAAAGGTTTGTATACATCTTTAAGACATTTTCTAATATGTGTTGCAATAGGGTCTTCTTCCTTTTTTTTCCAAGATTCTTCTATTACTTTAAATTGTTTTTCAGATAGAAAATATTTCATATTAATATAAATATGTTAAAAACAAAAAAGGAGAAATTTTATTTTCTCCTTTTAGATTTTATAATTTCTCAATATCTTGAGATGTTTCAGTTTCTCCTCCTCCTGATGGTTTTTCAGTGGTTGTTGATTGTTGAGGTTCGGGGGTTTTGGCAGCTCCATAATTTACTTGATATGCCGATGCGTTATCGCAAGCGGTTTTTAAATCGTTGGATAATTTTAAAATGTTATTTATTGTTGTTTGAAATTCTGTTTGTTCTTCCCCATATCCCGCTCCGTACGCATCGGGTTTTGTTAGTTTTTGAGACATCTCATACATTGCTTTATATCCTGAATTAACTGAATTTGCCAAATCAGAACATCTTGATTTAAACGCGGTTAAATCTTGTTCTAATCCTGCCGATTTTTGTTTTGCATTACCTCCAGTTGTTGAGAAAGCGCTTTTCACATTTTGAGCTCCTGTTTTAAGTCTTTGACCAAAACCTTTAACTCCCGCCTTTATACCTGAAAGAACATTTTGTTCATTTATTAATTCTTTTCTTGTTTGGTGCATTTCAAGAATTCTTTGTTTTTCTTCCTCACCAATATTGTTGTACATATTTTTCATATTTGTATTTTATATTATAAATATGCTGAAAATAAAAAAGGAGGGATTTATTTCCCTCCTTTTAAAATTATTGAAATTTTGATTATTCTATCACTTCATCAATTTTGCTTTCAACAATCGCAGTGATTCTCCAATCTTGGGTGTATGCTTCAAAAATCTTTGTAACTTTCGCTTCAACATCTGTCGGGGAGTATCCTCTGACCAATTTTTCTTCTTTTTGTTTTTTTACTTTTCCTGACTCGGCATCTACCATATCGATGGTTATCTTTGCCACAAAATACTTTTCATCCATTTCGTTCATAATTATTTGGTGTTAATATCCCAAATAATCGTTTAATTTTTTCATTAAGTCAATACTTTTGTCGTTAACTCCCAAAGATTTTGTATCTCTCATTTTCTTTTCTTCTTCAATATTCTCTTCAAAGTTATTTCTTTCTTCAGGATTTGTGAAAAGATATGCCCCCGGTGTTGATGGAGAAGATACGAGGTCAAAACAAATTAATTCAAAATCATCTTGAACTTCATTTTGTTCTCCAACTTTTTTAAGCGAACCAACTCCTCTTGAGGAAATTCCTAGTGTAACTCCTTGTCTTAAATAGTTTGCCGCCATATCTCCTTTTGTTGATACAATTCCTCTTTCGTGAAATCCTGGTGATGTTAACAATTTAAGTTTTCCCATTAGAATAGGTCCATCCCACCAAACCTCGGTTATGATATGAGATACTCTATCCAAATCAATTAACGATGATTCAGGGTGATTTAATTCAGAAAGAGAAGTTCCCTTCTCAATCATTTTTTTATAATTTTGAGCTTCTCTTTTTAAAATGTTTTCAGGATAAATTCTACCATTTCTATTTGGTGTATTGTATTTCTGTAATACGGCATAAAACTCAAATGGTTTTGAATGGTCTAACATATTTTTAGACTCTTTAATAACATCAAGGTTTCTCGTATCTGTTGGTGAAATAAACCCAGCATCTTCCTCAATAAGGATTCCCTTACCTGATTGGCCGGGTTTTAAAATCTTTAATTCCATAAGTTTTTTTAATATAAATATTAAAGTTTATCGGTTTGTGCGATTTTTTCTTTTGGTTGTTTTTTTAAACTAAAGGTAAAATATTCATTCTTGCTAAAAATATGTGTTGAAATTTCTTTTGAAATTGTTTTCATATAAGATTTTAATTTCTCGGATTTAAAATCAACTCCATCTTCTTTTAAATAAAAATTAATTTCTAAATTTAAAAATGATTTTTTTGATAATACAATTCCACTTGCCCTTAAATCTAAATCAACTATAAAGTTTTCTTTAACCATATTGTTATCTAATGTTTCATAAATTAAATGTTTAATTTCTCTACTCATATTTAAAACTACCCTTGACCAATTTAGAGAATGTTTAATGGGTAAAACCCACCCTGAATTTTACAGGTTTTTCCTTTTTTCATTATTTTTCATTTGTTAAAAAGTTTATTTTAAAAAAAATTAATCATAAATGACAGTAATGTCAAAAAAAATCATATATTCGCGATATTTGTATTATATGATTATTGTAAAATTGGATAAAAATATGTCTCTTGAAAAAGCGCTGAAAATTTACAAAAGTAAGATTATTAAGACAAGACAACAGTCTGAATTAAATGAGAGAAAAGAGTATACCAAAAAATCCGTAAAGGAAAGGGATACTCTAAAGAAAGCTATCTACGTTCAAAAAAAGTTTAAATCTAATTAAAGATTATCGTTTAAATTCTTTAACTTGAAATAAGTTAACTTGTTGTATTTCTCTGAAGAAACTTTTGTTAATGTTTCATCTATTCTTGTTTGAACCGATTTATCGGATTCAGAGGATTTCATTTTCTCTAATCTGGTTAACAGACTTTCTTTTAAAAAGTTAAATTTTTGTTTTAACTCATTATCATCTTCCTTTAACAACTTAGATAATTCTTCTTTTTCAGATTCGTTTAACCCTTCAATGTGGTTTGCAATTGTTTTATTTGCAACTTTAACCATTGTACTTATTGGAATATTAACGGGTTCTTCTTTTTTAATTGGTGTTTTCTTTAAAGATTCAACAACATTTTTTTTTGATTTGATGTTTGATTCAATGTTTAAAACATCAACATTAAAAATATTATCAATGTGTTCGTAAATATTTTCACATTTAACATCTGATAACCAAATGTTTAATTTTCTAATATCAGATTCTGTAATTCTATTTAAAGTATTTTCATAAATCTTAATGGATTCATTGATATAGTCATTTGCGATTGATTCGTTTAATCCCTTATTAGAGTTTAATTCCTCGTACAAATAATACATCTTACTTAAATTTTTATTGTCAAGAACAATATAATTAAAAGTTTTAACTACGTCTTTGAATGTGTTGTTAGCATAAGACTCTAATAACACCTTTTCTATTTTTGATTTTATAATACCGAATTTCATTTTATATATTTTTCTATATAAATATTAATCTTTTAGAATATTTCTTAATTGTTTTTCAATTTCTCCTAATGAATTTCTTGCTTTGGATAAATCGATGTATGAATCTTCCCCTAACAAACCTTCAGATTCCAATAAAATATTTAAGTTATCTTTTTTAAATGATTCGGGTGTTACCGCTGCAGGTTCTTCAGCCGGTGGTGGAGGTGGCGGTGCTCCTCCTCCCATATCTCCTCCTCCCATATCTCCTCCTCCCATATCTTCTCCTCCCGGAGGTGGTGGTGGAGTGGCACTTGATGACGTTGCTCCTGTAACTACTTTATATAATTTATCAACATTATCAAAAATTCCGGTGTGAGTAATAATTGTTGGAGTTCCGGTTAATTCGGCACCAACCGCTTTTTCAATTCTTTGTTGTTGTAAATCAAGTTTAATTTCGTCATCAGAGAATCCAAGAATATGTTTTTTAGCCCAAGATACTGATGTAGGTGCAATACCTTCAATTGCAGTAACCGAATCTTTATATGCCAATATTTTTTCTTTCCAAACATCGATTTTAAGTAAATCCGCTTGTGAAGACGGATTTGTTAAAGTTAAAGTAAAATTACTTAACTCATCTTCAAATCCTAATAAGAATAAATGAATGATTGCGATTTTATTTAATTCGGCAATCATGGATTTTTGTATTTTATTAATTGTTCTCGCAAAACGAATATCTAACAATGATAAATCTTTACCAGCACCAACAGGTTCTTCAAAACCTAAAAACGCTTTTGGTACACGAAGGGCGGTTAATAATTTCTTTTGAATATATTCAATATCCGCAATTTCTCCTAAATTTTGAGCTCCCGCCAATGTTTCAATCGGACTTGGTGTTGCTGGGTCACGTACAGGAATAAAATAATCTTGGTCAACCGCCATCTGATTAAATCTCATATCAACGTTCCCTGTGTTTTTATCAACAACTTGGTCTCTTTTAAATTTATTTGCAACACGTTGTACGTACGCCTCAACATCTTTATCGTCCATATTTCCAACGAATACTTTAAACACACGTCTTTCAGGGGCTCTTGATGTTCTATATATCAACATAGCGTCTTCAGATAACAATAACTGTTTCCAAATACGTCTTGCCTTTTCTAACATTGAGGTACCATAAGGAAGTTTTCTATCGTCACCCAGTAATCTAAAATGTGCAATTTCCCAAGAATTGAATTCCATATCTTTGGTCTTCCATTTAAATCTTAAACCTTTATTTTCTTCGGGTTCTTCAATTCTAGATGTTTTTGCCGCCATACCTCTCTCCAAACGTTCAATTTCAATGTTTGGTAATTGCATACAACCAACAATTCCTTTTTCAGAATCCAATTTAAGATAAACAAAATTATCTCCGTATTTACAAGCATTTCTTGTCCACATTGGTAGATTGATGTTAATATCTAAGACATTGTTAAAAAGGTCTGCTAAAATTGATTTAATACGTTTTGATTCTGAATAAATCTGTAACATATAACCGTTTTGGTTAACAGTTGTTGATTCTTCTGCGTATATATCTAAAGCTGTTGAAATCTCGGGAGTGTACTCCATACTTTCGTAATCATAAAATGATGCTAATCTTGTTGGTTCATAATAAACCGCTTGAGTGTAAAGATTACCTTCAATTTTTGCCCATTGATTTGATAAATAAAATGTTTGTTGAGCCTGTAATTTCTCTCTTTCGTAATCTTGCTTAGAGGTTGTTTTAAGTAATTGTTCTTTATCAAACTTATATGTTGGGTAATCCTGATTTAACAAAGCGTTAGGACCCATGGCCCTTTGTAATCTTTGCCAAACCGTTAAATTCTTTTCGTTATTATTTTCCATATTATAATAATTTTAATGATATATCTATATAATTAAATACCTAATTGTTAAATTATGGTGCTTGACAATCAAGACAATCGCCATAAGTAGTCCCATTCCAAATTAATGTTGCTGCGGAAGCCGTTCCCGAACCAACAATGTAACAAAAACCTGTTGTGCTTTTTACAACTTCTCCGGTTATTACACTTATTGGTAACGACATAACACCTGGTGTTAATTCATCACATAAAGTAACATTATATCTTTGATATGTGGGACTTTGTGTTGGAGTGGTCGTTTTAGTTGGTGTGACTGTTCTGGTTACTGTCGGTGTTACGGTTCTAGTTGGTGTTATAGTTGGCGTTACGGTTGGTGTTATAGTTGGTGTTATTGTATTTGTAGGAGTTATACTTGGTGTTACGGTTGGTGTTCTAGTCGGTGTTATTGTATTTGTAGGAGTTATACTTGGTGTTACGGTTGGTGTTCTAGTTGGAGTTATCGTATTAGTAGGAGTTATACTTGGCGTTACTGTTGGTGTAATTGTATTAGTTGGTGTTACGGTTGGAGTATTAGTTGGTGTTGGGGTAGGACACGTACCTAAAAATGAATTTGTCATACATTCAGTTTCAGCTGCACATCCTTCCCATAAACTAGGTTTGGAACCATCAGACACTGGATAAGAGAATACTGTACTCAATGTCGATATTGGAGTACCGCCACCCAAAGCGGTAGAATATGTCCAAATTGTGTCTCCAGTTGTCCAAACGTAATTAGTTCCTGTTCCTGCGATTACAATATAATACGGATATCCTGAATAACTAAAAGAAGGGTTTGATGTATATTGGGATGAACTATACTTGGTGTTACGGTATTAGTAGGTGTGATAGTATTTGTAGGAGTTATGGTATTAGTAGGAGTATTAGTAGGGGTTACAGTTCTAGTTGGAGTGACCGAATTAGTCGGAGTATTTGTAGGAGTAATAGTATTAGTAGGTGTAACTGAATTAGTAGGAGTATTAGTAGGGGTTATGGTATTAGTAGGAGTAATAGTATTTGTAGGTGTTATACTTGGCGTTACAGTACTAGTTGGAGTTGTTGTATTTGTGGGCGTAATAGTATTTGTAGGAGTATTAGTAGGAGTAATAGTATTAGTAGGTGTTATACTTTGAGTTGGTGTTATTGTATTTGTTGGGGTATTCGTAGGTGTAACCGAATTAGTAGGAGTATTAGTAGGTGTCTGAGTATTAGTTGGTGTTATTGTGTTAGTAGGTGTAATAGTATTTGTAGGGGTATTAGTAGGGGTTACAGAGTTAGTTGGTGTAACGGTATTAGTAGGAGTAATGGTATTAGTTGGCGTTACAGAATTTGTCGGTGTGATTGTAGGTGTTACAGAGTTAGTAGGAGTTGATGTTGCACCAGGTGTCTGAGTATTAGTTGGTGTTTGGGTCGGAGTTTCAGTTATTGTCGGTGTAATAGTATTAGTTGGAGTTATTGTGTTAGTAGGCGTGACTGAATTTGTTGGTGTAATTGTGGGTGTTACCGTGTTAGTCGGAGTTTGAGTGTTGGTAGGTGTAATTGTGTTAGTCGGAGTCACTGTTGATGTTACCGTATTAGTAGGCGTAACCGTAATGGTTGGGGTTGGTGATTCTCCAGGTGTTTGAGTATTCGTAGGTGTTATTGTGTTAGTTGGAGTTATAGTATTTGTCGGAGTAACTGTATTAGTAGGAGTTTGAGTTATTGTAGGAGTAATTGTGTTAGTTGGAGTGTTAGTTGGAGTTTCCGAGTTAGTTGGTGTAATAGTGTTAGTCGGGGTTATTGTATTGGTAGGTGTTTGAGTAGGTGTTACAGAGTTAGTAGGAGTTGGAGTTGGGGTTTCTGAACCGGTTGGTGTTATCGTATTTGTTGGAGTCACAGTTACGGTTGGAGTACTTGTGTTAGTTGGAGTTGGAGTTGGTGTTGGGGAGCAAGTTAACCTATTAACATACACATTATCAAATACCGCGTTTTGAACCAACGCTGTTGAGCCTTGCCACCATCCACCCATGTATCTAAGATTTGGTGTTGATGTGTATGTACTATCAATAGTAGATGTGCTCGCGGTAAATCCGGTAACTATTGTTGGGTCGGCAAATGTTGTTGAACCATCATTTCTTACAAACATCTGCCATTCATTAGTCGCAGGATTGTAGGTTACTAGTATACTTAAATATTCATTACCAAGGTCTGTTGAGCCAGATATGATATTGATTATACTACCCCCAGTTTGTAATCCATTACTAAATTTAACTAATCTAATAGGGTCGAATGTACCTGATTGTCCATGAACTATGGAATACCCAACCCCGCTACTGCTTGGTGATGATGAATCGGTGGCTAATATAAATGCACATCCGTAAAGACCGGTGGTAAATCCGGCAGGGTCGACTCTTGGATTTCTCATATTGAATATCCAAGTTAATTGATTAGGATTACTAGATAAAGTTGATGACCAAGGAGAATTGAAAGTAGAATTGGAATCCACATATCCAAATACCCATCCATTCACATTTGTGGTTCCGGTTCCGGTTGCGTCGTTTGTAAGCTCTAATAAACCACCATCAATTCGAGCTCCCCAATCAGAACCAGACCTATTCATTTGCCATCTTGCGTCAGTACCTATAAAACCATTACTTGTGGTATAAGCCGAGCCCGCTGACACATTAAATGTGTCGGTGAAAAGATTTTGGTCTAAACACGTTGTTGGTGTAACGGTTGGTGTAACGGTTGATGTAACGGTGTTAGTAGGGGTTAACGAGTTAGTTGGAGTTGCCGTATTAGTAGGCGTATTAGTAGGCGTATTAGTTGGAGTATTAGTCGGTGTTTCTGAAGGGGTTTGAGTCGGTGTTACAGTACTTGTAGGAGTTTGAGTCGGGGTTTCAGTATTAGTAGGTGTTACAGTACTTGTAGGAGTTTGAGTTGGGGTTTCAGTATTAGTAGGTGTAACCGTATTTGTTGGTGTAACCGTATTTGTTGGTGTTTGAGTTGGAGTTTCAGTATTTGTTGGTGTAACCGTACTTGCCGGCGTTTCAGTTATTGTTGGGGTAATAGTATTAGTAGGTGTTTGAGTTGGTGTTTCTGTGTTAGTAGGACTAATAGTATTAGTCGGGGTATTAGTCGGTGTTTCTGAAGGCGTTTGAGTAATAGTGTTTGTAGGTGTTATTGTATTAGTTGGAGTTTGAGTCGGTGTTTCAGTATTAGTAGGTGTTACAGTACTTGCCGGCGTTTGAGTTGGAGTTTCAGACTGAGTCTGAGTAACGGTATTGGTTGGGGTGTTAGTATTGGTAGGGGTCTGAGTCGGTGTTTCTGTGTTAGTAGGAGTAATAGTGTTAGTAGGTGTTATAGTATTGGTCGGAGTTATTGTATTAGTAGGGGTAACTGTATTGGTTACGGTGGATGTTATGGTTGGGGTTAAAGTTGGTGTGACTGTTGGAGTTGGTGTGACTGTTGGAGTTACTGTTTGAGTTGGGGTCACTGTTGGTGTGGGAGTATTCGTAGGAGTGTTACTTGGAGTTAGTATAGGTGTTTTTGTAGGAACAGGAAATCTTTCAATTTCTTTAGGCCCAATGAGAAAGGGGTCGGCCGGAATTCTTTTTATATTATAAACTCCCTGACCTTGTACATTTAACTTGCTACCACCAATAAGTCTGTCCGATGATTTATATCTCCTAATTAAACCCATTTTTTGTATAAATATTAACGTTGACCAAATAACCAACCATATTTCATATAATCTTCTTTACTATAACTATTATTAGATGTCGATTGTCTTTCATTATATGCCGGTATAACAGGATTAAATGTTAATTGATTACTCACACTTTCTGTATTACTAACAGACCAAGAATTTAACATAGCCTTTGTTTGTTCGGTTACTTTTGTTAAACTACTAAATGATGATTCCGCAACGTAAGTTGCCATAGCAATTGACATAATTAAATCATCGTGATGTCCTTTCTGATGGTCAGGTCTACCGTTAACATAAATGAATGTATTCATCTCATTAAAAAGACGACTACTATATATTTTAAAGTCGTGTCTCATCGCCTCCTCGAAGGATGCGATAATTTGAACACGTTTATTATTAAAATTTATTCCGGGAATTTTATCTGCAGCATTTGCAACATATTTCCATTTGTTCATCATATCAACTCCGTCAATATAAAGGTTTTTATAACCCATCTCTTGAAGTTTTCTTGATGTTGAAACTCCCATTCCCCCTGTAATATCGACAACGATAAAACAAGAATACATATTAGCCCATTTGTAACAGACTTCCGCCATATTATCAGGCGGTAATTTACCAACGTATTCGGCGACTTGTTCTCTTGTGTCAAAATCTACAATTTGAAATGAACTAAAATCCTCACTATCTCCTCTACTAACATCGACGCCCATTACATACTTGTGACCTATGGCAGGTTCTTTCCAAATCCAAAGAGAATTACCCATCATTTTATTTTCCGGTTCTCTCACATAATTTTCGTGAATTTTTTGTAATAGTTTAGAGTCAAATACGTTATCACCAGAACCTAAGAAATTACATTCTAACTCTTGTGATACTTTTCTCTTATCATATTTTAATTTCTTAACCATTTTTTCAAACCAATCTGAACATGGTTTGTATCCGTCCCTCATTATCTTTTTCGCTTCCTCAAAGTTTCTATCGTTAAATGACTTATCTGACCAATCAATTATTTCAACATTTTTATGGTCGTTTTTATTTAGAAGATAATGTACTATATCATCCGTTTTAACAAAGTATAAATCTTTCGTATATCTTGGGTCTCTAAACCAAAACATTTCAGATACCTTAAAATCATTTAAACTTCTTAACGCTTGGTCATAAATTTCATAATATATTGGGTCAAAGCCGTTAGGGGTTGAGATAACAATTACCTTACCTCCCGTTGATAGTGAGGCCATACAAGCCGCCCAAAAATCACTGTCGGCATCGATAAACGCCGCCTCGTCAAATATAAGAATTGTTGGTGTAAAACCACGTAAAGCATCCTTCGATGTTGCAACAGCTTTTACTTCGCATCCATTTGTTAATTTATAATGTTTTTGTGAATTCTTTTCTGCTGCAAAATCAACACCAACCCATTTAGGCCATTGACCAACAAACGCCCTAATTTTATTCGCCATCTCTTGAGACGTATCAAGTTTATTGGCAATAATCAGAACTTTCTCGGGTTTTGTTTTTTGAGCTAAGACTAATTTCTTAGATGCCCAAGCGGCGGTAACCGTTGTAACTCCCGCCTGTCGATATTTTAATGCGATATTTTCATTATAATTTTCATAATCATCTAATAATGAAATTTGGTCGGGGAATAATTCTAATGGTACGTATCTTGAAACCGTATTGTCATATGTCTGTAAATATGTTCTTAATGCGTAAGTCGTGTCTTTAACACACTTAACGTATTCCATTAATACCTGTTCTTTAGATAAACTCATAAATCATTTTTATATAAATACTAAAAACCCTCATTTAATTAAATAAATGAGGGTTAATAAATAATATAATATATTTTTTACAAATCTAAATCAAAATCCCACCCACCATCAACATCTTCTTCTTTATTTGAAGTTCCGTATTCTTTTTTCTTCATATAAGAAGGGTTTTGTTCCATTTTCTTTCTAAGGTTTTTCGCCTTCTTAACTAAACTTTCAATATGCTTTTCAGCATAATCAGGGTCTTCCAAACCTAAAGTGAATAAAGATTTTGTTAATTTAAATAAATTATCTTTAGTTTCTTCGGATAAGAATTTCAACAAGAATGGAGTTATCTCTCTTTGTTCATTAACATCCGTAACTATTTTTTTATAAACTTTATAAAATTCAATATAAAATTTTTCACTATACACTAAATCATACGCCTCAGTCTCCAAAGAAGTTGAAGCCTTTTTAGCCAATTGTCTTTGTTCTGGACTTCCTTTACCACCGGCAGATGTGAAGAACATAATAACTCCTTTTACTAATTCGTGAACTAATAAAGGTAATGTTGCCGCTCTTGCTTGAATAATAAAAGGGCCTGAAGATTTTTGATTAGGTATTTCAGGAACGGGTCTTGTTCCTTTACAAGATTCATCGTCATCGTCACAAGATTCATCGTCACTTCCTTCAGAAGAACCTCCTTGAGGTGGTTTAACTTGGATTTGACCAATATGTCCTCCTCCTCCACCTCCAATTCCTCCAATATCATCATATAACCAATACATATGTAACATTATTGGTTGGATAACGTTAGATAATTCTATTATTCTTTCACCATCGGGTAATTCTTTAATTTTATCTTCACAGATATCATACGCCTTTGCGTAATATAAAGACATTCCTCTTCTAAACATATTAATAATCATTCGTCTAGAAACCTCATCGGAAAATTCTTGTTTAGCCTTTTCCATTGTTTGAGGTGATATTTGAAATGTTGATTCTACCGCCTGTTTAATTTTTTCCTCATCAGGTTCAACACCCGCCGATTCTATATCTCTTCTTAAATCTTCAATTTTTTGTTGTTTTTCAGCGTCAATGTCTGCGAATTTTTTAGCGATATCCTCGTCAGATATTTTTTCAATTTTGTTTTTCATCCCTTTTAATTTGGATAAAAACCCTGTTGTAAATTTACCGTCTAATTTTAATTTTTTATCAAAAAATTCTCTATCAATACCCATCGCCTTTTCAACCGATTCCGTTGCGATTTGCTCCAACTCTTCTTTGTTAGACATTTGTAATGAAACTAATTCACTCATTAATTGTCCAACAACTGACATAAGAGTACTAAAAGCGGTTCTCGCATCAGATTTTAAATTTCTATTTGCCAATGTTAAACTACGGCTAATACCTGAACTTCTACCTAATAATTCTTCTAATCTATTAACAGAATCTTTAAATGCTTGAGATGTGAAAAAATCAACTTGAGCTTGAGTTAATCCAAATTTACTTAAAGGTAACTCACCTTTTTCAATTTTTGATTGTAAAGCTCTACTTGGTCTTGCTCCACCAATTTGTTCAGGGTCAAAAGACATTGCGTCTTCCGTAATTGTATTGATATTATCTAAAAGAGTTTTTTCTTTTTTAGTTAAACCTTCACTAATCATTTTTTTATTTAAGTTATTCTTAACTTTTAAAATTTTCTCTATTCTATAATTTAAACTCATTTTAATATTATTTTAACATTCCTTTATTTCTCACTTGTTTCATAAAAATTGAAAGTCCTTTTGAACCGGCTTCAGGGTCATCATTTGGGTCTGGGTCATTAAATGGGTCGAAGTCAGGGTCAGTAGTCGGTATTGGTTTTGTATCAGGTTTTGGTTTTGTATCAGGTTTTGTCGGAGCCTCCAAAGGACTTCTCGCTTCAGGGTCGTCATTTGGGTCTGGGTCATTGAAAGGGTCGAAATCTGGGTCTGTTGTAGGAATAGGTTTTGTGTCGGGTTTTGGTTTTGTATCAGGTTTTGTTGGTGCCTCTAAAGGTGATTCATAAATCAATTTTAAAAATTCTCTTTTTGACATTTTTGGATGTAAGTTTTCTTCTAATAACTTTGTAATTTGTTTTTCCAATTTTCTTTCGTACTGTAAATTCATTATTCCAGGATTGTCTGATGCCAAAGATATTGCTTTATTAGTTGCTTTACCAATCATATCTAAATAATTTTCATTAGTTTCTTTTTTCTTTTCGGGTAACTTTTTAAAATTTGTTTTACTTGAGAATTCTTCGGCCATTTTACACCATTTTTTTTGTTCTTTTGTTTTTCCATCTCCACATTTTGAGTAGAAATATTTTTGTTGTTTTTTGGATTCGAATTTCTCATCAATTTCCTCAGTTTCTTTAACCGGAGTTAATGTTGTTTTTCCACCTGTTGTGTCAACTTCAATACCATTAACCATTGTTTTAGAATTTGGTTTTACTACATACCGTTTTACCGTTTCTGACGATACCGTAGTATTTTGAGGTTCCGACTGTTCCTTATTTTCTTCCTTCGTCTCCATTAATCGCAAATATAATGAATTAATTTGAGACTCTGACAAATCGGATAAAGTTTTTGGTTTTAAACCATACTCCATCAATTTTAACATTTTTTGTTTAGTTTTCATATACAACGTTTTTTTCAAATTCGAGAATTAAATCTCTTTCGTATAGTTTATTTTTAACAGTTTCTTCTGTTTCTCCAAACCTAAAAACCAATCGTTTATCAACGTCAAAATTTACATTGTCAGATTCGTTTTCCCAACCTAACGCAATAACATCATCCATCGCGTCAATCATTGAGAAATAATCCGATTTTTGAATCACTGACAAAGATACGAAATTATTTTTAAATATCCCAACTTTTTTTATAAAATCTAAATCAGGGGGTGACGGATAACCATTTGAAGGTTTTGATTCCCAAGAATCTCCCCATATCCCATCTAACGTATCGGAAAAAATGAATTCATATATATTATCTCCTTTATAGTTAGGTCCTAATTCGTTTATAAAGATTAGATAATTCACAACACTTTTCCGTTAGGAGTTACTTTAATTTTTTTATCTTTGTGTTCTAATACAATCACATTACTTAAAGTTTTACCTAATAATTTTAAATTAGGATTTTTTTCGATTAGTTTTAAAGCGGTAACTTCTTGAACAACATTTTCA